GCTAAGGACTTAATAACTATTATGCAATGGAATGAATCCCATGGAATTCGTCTCTTTCGTTTAGGTAGTGAACTCTTTCCTCGTTGGAATCATTACGAATTAGCAGACCTCCCGGGCATCGCAGAAATTGCTACACATCTTCGTGCTGCAGGCGATTATGCAAAAGCTCATGGTCATCGCATTACAACGCATCCTGGTCCATTTCATATACTAGGTAGTCCCGATCCAGTAGTTGTTGATAACAGCATTGTTAGTCTTGAACGACATTCTGAACTATTTGATCTTATGGGCTTTGCTCCTAGCTTCGAAAACAAGATCAATATACATGTAGGTGCTACTTATAATGATAAGCCTGGTACTATTTATCGATGGTTACAAAATTATGATCGCTTATCAGATTCATGCAAAGCCCGTTTAGTTATCGAGAATGATGACAAGGCTTCTATGTATTCAGTTCGTGATTTATACAAAATGCTTCACGTTGAGATTGGTATTCCAATTACATTTGATTATTGGCATCATACTTTCAATACTGGTGACTTGTCCGAACAAGAAGCCTTCTTCTTAGCACGCGAGACGTGGGATAAACATGGCGTAACCCAATGTACCCATTACAGTGAATCCCGTCGTAGAGAGGCTCAAACCCTTATAGAACGAATGTTTGCTCATCATAATATTTCTATGGAAGATTTGCCAAAGTGGCCAACGTTTCAAAAAGAATACAAAGAATTTACCAAGATCAAAGAACAAGCACACGCAGACTATATTTTATCTACTCCCAACACATATGGCGTTGCAGATTTAGATATTATGGTTGAAGCTAAGGCAAAAGAATTAGCATTATCAAATTTAAAATTAGAATGTTGTCAAAATACAGCATTAATTTTAGACTAATATATTTATTATTATAAAACATTAATAAAGGTTATTTATGAAAGCGTATTACAAATACAAAAACAAAGTTACTGACGATTTAGAAGATGCATATGAAATCATTCGTAATGTCGGAAGATCTATTCAAGAAAACAAAACGGATATGCATTCCGTAATGCAAAATTTAGCACATGCCATGAAAAAATTAGAATCTGCTAAATATTATATTGAACGCGAATAAATTTCAAGAAACATGAAATCAAAATCGACACCGCCCCCAAAAGGGTTTAAAAGATTACAGTGCAAATATTGCGATAATGTATGCGATCGAGTTGATGAAAAATCAACTGCAATTACTTGTTGGGAATGCACTTCGAAACTAGTAAATGGTCAACATTTGGAAGTACGTAAATAATTTCTTATATTAAGTTTATGTTAGAAGCAGAAAAAATCAAATCAAATTGGGAACAGTATCGTGCATTAGTAAATGATGCATTTCCAACACGTAAAGATGCATTAAATAGAATGTATGATGACTTTGAAGATCGAATGGCTATGATGCCAGCATCTTCAATAGCACACTTTCATAATGCATTTGCCGGTGGGTATGTAGACCACGTACTTCGAGTTATTGCATGTACTGAAAAGTTATATGAAACTTGGGCAGAAATGGGATCGGATGTATCTGGATATACTTTAGAAGAACTTCGTTTTGCAGCAATGCATCATGATTTAGGTAAAGTAGGGTTTCCGGGTGATGGTAATGAAGTTTATCAAGTTGAAACATCTGATTGGCATCGCAAGAATCAAAACAAGATGTATAAGCACAATGAAAACATTCCATTTACTATGGTACCAGATCTTTCAATTTGGTTGCTTCAACAATATGATGTTAAAATGTCTTGGACAGAATATCAAGCAATTAAAATTCATGATGGTATGTATGATGATGCAAATAAACCGTATTATGTTGCTCGTTCAGCACAAGCTAAATTAAAAACAAATTTGCCTATCATTTTACACCATGGTGACCATATGGCTGCACAAATTGAATTTGAGCGTTGGAGAAACAAAGATAAAGCTACTCCTAAAGCAACGGTTGAAAAAAGCAAGATAACTAAAAGTAATGGTTTAAAAAATCTTGCAGAAAATAATCCAGATGTTGAACAAACATTGACAGATTTATTTAAAGCATTCAATCAGGAATAATATGGCATTAATATTAATTAGTATTGCATCACTTAGTATAATTAGTTATCTAGGTTATCGTGTTTGGTTTTTAGCTGGAGCGTTAGCAGACTCTCAAGAATATGTTGAAGCATTAGAATCAACCAATGAATATATGTATAGCAGAATTGAAAAATCATATGATGCTATGAAACAAATTGATCGTTTAGGTGCATTTGAATCAGAAGATGAAGCAGGAACAACGTTTTCGTTGTTAAATGAAGTAATAACAGAATTAAAAGACGAATTTGATGGCTCGAGCGAAGAAAAAAAGTAACGTATATTTTACAAAAATAACCGATTTAGCAATTTCTGCTTATAATCGTAGCGAAGAATCGCCAGCATTGCGAGAAAAAATCTATAGAAGATTTATTTATCCAGCTTTCATGAAAATGGCAGAGCATCTAATAAATAAAGTAAAACCAACTTATATTGATTCTACATTTTTAGATTTACAAACAGATCTTGTTACATATTTAACAGAACGTTTAAATAAATTTAATCCAAATGCCGGCAAAGCATATTCTTATTATACTAGAACTTCATTTAACTATTTAATTGCAGAAAACCAAAAAGCATATAGCAAGTTAAAAGCAAATACATTGGAATTAGATATTGATGAACAACGAAATATCATAACTGAAATGCATAATGAAGAAATGCGAGAAACATTGCATTATTTCATGGATGCATACATTGAATATTGTTATAATAATTTAAATTATATATTCAGTAATCCAACTGATATACATGTTGCTGATTCAGTATTACATATTTTTGAAACTCGAGAAAATATTGAAGACTTCAATAAAAAAGCTTTGTATATTTTTATAAGAGAACGTACGGGTTTGGAAACAACAAATATAACTCGTGTTATCAAAGTTCTCAAACAAATCTATGAAGAACGATTTAAAGAGTATGAACAAAATAATTTCGTAAATCTGCCTTTTTGATATTTATATTAAAGGATTTGCGTTATGGACAAGAATGATGAACTATTCAAAGGCACAACATTCGCTGACTTAATGTCCGATGTATACCACAACAGTAAGAAAAAAGATCGACAAATGAATCAATTGATTGCATCATTGCAACCATTGATTAAAAATGCATCTGATGCTACGGTTGTTATTCCATTAATCAAAGATATTTTAGATGTGTCAATTAAAAACGATGATCACCTCGTTAAATTAACAGCAATTGTTCAACGTTATATTTCTACAAAACAAACAATATCTGGAGCAGATGGTTTATTAAGTGATGAAGAAAAAAATGCAACTTCTTAAGGTTGCTGAACAAACATTGTCGAGTGAATTATCGGATGAATTGGATAATATTGAACAAGACGAAAAAATCTTTCATGACCGTATTGCAGCCGCAAAAGCAAAAATAGAGACTAAGGATATGAATGGATAGTGTAACATTTCACATTGGAGAAGTAACTTCTGCACCTGATGTTACTACATACGAATATACAAATACAAATCAGTTTGAAATATTTGTAAAAACATATACTGATTTTTATAATCGTCAAGAAGTACACGCAATACCATTAAATGCTAATATCAAACAAACACCATTAGTTGGCGAACATGTTTTATTAGTATATGGATTATCAGCTGAAAATACAGATAAAACAATTTATCCGCAATGGAGTGGAGAGTCTGTATCGCAAATAGCGGAAAGCCATTCAAATAATCCGTTTGTGCTACGAATAGGGACTCCTATAATGGATAAACAAATGTCATCAGATACTGTCTACTTAATGGTAAGATACATGGCATACAATCCAACTGCAAAACAAATAGAAGCAAGGAATCTAATAGATGGTAGGTTCTTAAAAAAGGTTTATGTAGGAGAGCAAACTATCACGGAGATGTCTCACAAAGACTATAGTCTATTTGTTAATGGAAATGTAGTTGTTAAAGACGTATTACTGCTAGAAACAAAAGAATCCTTAGTGGATAAAGTCCGT